TCACCTATAACCCTCTGAGAACTAACTCAAATGTTCACTACGCCGCCGGTCTTCGCTCGCCAGCTCCGAGCGATTTTCTTCGTGCCACTCATGCGCCGGATCGAGCGGCCGGCCGCTCGCATCGCAGCCGCGCACCGGCACGCGCGAGCGCCCGTGAACCTCGATGTGGCTGGTCTTGCGCGAGTGGCACGAGGCACACGCCGAGACGAGGTTGTGCCACGCCCATGGGTCGCCGCCATCGTTGATCGCGATGCGATGGTCCACTTGCGTGGCCGGTGTCACCACGCCAGGCGGGCAGTATTCGCACAGTGGATCACGGGTGAGCTTGGCCTTGCGCAGGCGGCGCCATGCTGCGGTGATGTAGGGCCATTCAGCCATGGCCCATCCCTCGCAGCGCCCGCTCGCACACCGCGTCAACCGCGCTCGCCGAAATCAGGCCATCTGGCCTCTGTTCCGCCCGCCCTCGCTCGCCCTGTTCGCGCACCGTGCCCGGTGGCCGCGCGCTCCCGCCGCAGTTGGTGGGCACAGCCTCCCGCCGCGCACCCCGTTCAATGCAGCAATTCGGTGGTTCGGCACCGCCGGATTTCAGTTGTGTGATATCTGAGTATCCGTGGGGGGACTTTTTTGTCCCCCTATCCGACCGCCGTCTTTTCAGCCATCGCCGCCACGCACCCGACACCACCTTGATCAGGTTCGCCAGGTTCTTGCGCCCCGGCCGGGGCCTGAGCTTGATGGCAATGAGACCCACGCAGGCGGCGGCCTGCATCGCCCGCTTGGCGGTCTTGCGGCAGACGCCCGCCATCGCTGCGATGGCGGCGAGCGTGAGATCGCAATAGCCGCGTTTCCGATACTCATCCCCGACGACGCGCAGACAGGCCATTTCGCCAATGGTGAACGGCTCCGCCAGGTCCGCCGGCATCACGCCCGAATAGGCGCGCCGATGCCGCCGCGCGCGCGCGCGCTGCCGGTCCGGCGAGACCTGCCGCCGGCGGCTCGGCGGATAGCTGTAAAGCTCGGCGGCGAGCTGCGCCATCCACGGCCGCCCCGCGTCCTGTCGGCGGATCAGGTCGCGGAGCTCCTGAGAGACCGCCCGGCTCATGACGCCGCCTCGACGCGCCGCGCCACCTCGAACAGGCGATGGGCGGCCTCGTGCTTGTCGATGAGCACCGTCTCCGGATTGGATACCCTGCCGATCGCGAGCACTGCCCGGGCGATCGACCGCAGCTCATCCGTCAGCGTTGCCGCGCCGGCGGGCGCGTGGTAGTTTGGCGTGCTTGTTAGAGCAAAGCAGCCAATCGTCGCCGCGCGAGGTGCCAGCCCGCGCGGCGATTTTCTTTTGAACGCGCCGGCGGTCATCGGTCCGCCCTCGCGGCCTGGATGACGGCTGACACAGCCTCATCCCGTGTCGGGAAAATGCCGAGCACCGCTTGCTCGGTCTCAGCCTTCCACCCGTCATCAACCTCGGCGACGTAGCCGAGACAGGTGAGCCCATCGCAAATGGCGAGTTCGGACAATCGGTCGTGAACAGGCCCGGAACGAAGTCCCCGGATTTTCCCCGTCTTGGGTGGGGAGTTCCTGCCATGTTCTGCCGCGAATTGCCGTTCCGCCAAATCGGCGGAACGCGAAAATCGCGTGATATCAAGGGGATTTGGTGGTGCCGCAGGAGTGGATTGAACACTCGACCTCACCCTTACCAAGGGTGCTCTTGCCATAGGTTAAGCTCCTTTCACTGTTGACTTTTTCCGCCTCTTGATTTTGCGCTCCCCGGATTTTCCCCAGGGAAGCGCCTCAATCGACCGGGCGAGATCGTCGACATTGACGTGCGCGTAGCGCAGCGCCATGCGCTCGGAACGCCACCCCGCAAGGCGCATGAGACCGCCGAGATCGCGGTTCGCCGCGTAGTGCCAGGTCGCCCACGTGTGGCGCAGATCGTGCGGCCGAAAGTCCGTAATGCCAGCCCGGCGGCAGGCGGCCGCGAAGCCGGTTTTGATCTGGCCACCGCCGCCGCTGCGGTGCGCGTAGGCAAGCCCGTCAGGCCGGCGGAACACCGGCCCCTCGCGGTGCGGAAGGTTCGCGAGCTCGGCGACGACGCGCGGGTGAAGCGGCACCCCGCGATGGTCGCCGTTCTTGGTGTCGCGGAAGATCACATGCGCCCGGCCAAGGTCGACCTCGCGCCAGTCGAGATAGAGTGCTTCGCCGACGCGGGCGCCCTCATAGAGCATGAAGATCACCAGCGGCCGAAGGTGCGCGGCGCACGCCGAGATCAGCACCTCGGCCTCGCCGGGCTTGAGATAGCGGTCCCGCCCTTTCGGCTGAGCCGGCCGCTCAACCCTCCGCTCGGCGCAGAGCCCACGCCGCGCCGCGTGCTTGAGCACCGCCGAAACCGGCGTGTAGAGCTGCCGGTTGCGCGTCGACGGCGCCGCGTTCGGATAGAGCTTGGCGGCGGCCCGGTCGATTGCCGCCTGGTCGACGGCGTTCAGCGGTGTGGTGCCAAAGTGCTCGTCGATCCGCTCCATGTAGCGCGCCTCGCCGCCGGCCTTCATGTAGCTCACGGCCGCCTCTAGGAAGGTCGCGGTCGCCTGCCGTCCAAAGACACTACTGTCGAGGAGCTCGACCTCGCGCTTCGCCCGGATCGCCTCGGCGACTTCGCGCCTGTCAGTGCCCGTGCTTGCGTCCACAGCGATGCCTCGGACGGTGCCGCGGATGTACCAGTTGGGGCTTTTCCCCCGCCGGACGAGCTTGATGGACATGGCAGCGCCTCCCAGATCGCGCGAACGTCGGCGGGCGCAAACAGCTTTTGCCGGCCGACCTGACGGAAATACGGATAGAGCCTCACGACCTCGCGGAGCTTGCGCGGGCTCATGCGCAGCATCGCCGCCGCCTCCGCGAACGTGTAGACCGTCACCGGCGAGGCTTCGGCCCGGCTCATACCCAGCTCACCCGCCAGGGCGCGAGCAGCGCGGCGACGGCCTCCGGCGCCGGCGCGCCGGGATTGTCGAACCAGTGCCCGACCATGAGCTTCATCGCCTGCTTGATCGGCTCGGGAACGGTCGTGTATCCGGCCGTGAACCGCACCGTGACCGCCTCGGGAACGGCCCGCGTCGTCGGCCAGGTCTGATCGTGCGCCTCGACGATCGCCGCCCGCCGGCCCTCGTCGCCGAGCCCGACCACCTTGTAGACCGAGCTCGACAGCGTTTGGGTCGCCCCGTCGCTGTCGACATAGGTGATCTGGTCGACCGACCGCAGCGGCGGCAGCGGCAGGGTGATTTCGGCCGGGAACCAGCCGAGCCGCAAATCCCACGTCTGCGGCGTGATCGCCCGGCCCAGAGTGCCGGTTGGCCCGTCGATGTGCTGGACGGCCGCAGCGATCAGCGCCACCAGCAACTGGTCGCTGTCGTCGGCGTCGACGCGGCAATGCTCCTTCACCTCTCTCAGCGACAGCGGAACCGTGGCCGGTGGGGTGATGAGTTTCAGGTTCATGCCGCCGCCTCCCGTGCCGGCTGCGGCGCCCGCAGCGTGTCGCCATCGTCTCTCGGGTTCCAGCCCTCGGCGAGCCGGACCTCGTTCGGCGTCAAGATGCCGTTCCTCACCCCGATCTCGTGGCTTTTCCACCGCGTCTCGGGATCGCCGCGCAGGAAGCCCGTCAAGTCGAGCTCGAGGTGATGGCTGTCGCGGTCATCGTCGGAGAATACCGATCGCGCGAACTCCGCTTCAAGCTTCCGCAGCCATGGCAGCATCGTGTGCATCGCGAACCAGCGCCCGGCCGTCTCGGAATTGGTGAAGGTGCCGTGGCTGAGGTCGCCGATAATCGGCGGCGGGCATCCGAAGATGCGCGCCAATTCTTCTGTGGAAAACCGGCGCGAGGCCAGGAGCTCGGCATCCTCGGGCGAGATCGAAACCGACTTCCACTTGAGCCCCTGATCGAGCACCATCGCCTTGGCGGCATTCTTCTGGCCGGTGAAGGCGTCGGCGAAGTGGCGTTGCAGCTCGCCGAGCGCCGCCTCGCTCAGCTTGCCCTCGGCTTCGAGAACGCCGGACGGATGCGCGCCGTTGTCGTAGGTCGCCGCCGCGAAGTCCTGCACCGCGAGGCCGGCGCGCACCGTCGCCGCCGCGCGTTGCAGCCGCGAGCGGCCGACAAGGCCGTCATCGGTCCTGTCGCGCAGGTGCAGAACCTCGTCCTGCAGGAGCCGCCGGCTGCGCCCGGCGCCGCCGCCGAGCGAGGTCATCTCCGTCACGTCATAGGCGAGGCGCCCGTTGGCGAGGAGCTGCACCGAAACCCACTCCCAGGGGATCGGCGCCAGCGCCGTCACGGCCCCGGCCCGACCGGTGACGATCTCGGCGAGGCCGTTGCCCCGCAGAAGCGTCGAGGCGACCAGCCACTCGACGAAATCCGGCCAGGTCTGATGCTGGTTCGGCCCCCGCCGGATGAGGCGCATCGCCGCGTGGCCATCGGCCACCGCCCGGCCCTCGCCGTCGCGCCGGTAGACCCACGCCGGAAGGCTCGCGATCGCCGTCGAGATCGCCGAGACGCAGGCGAGCACCGTCGACAGATTTTCCGCCATCCGGGCATTGACGCCGACGCCGGTCGGCGCCAGCGCCGCGAGCGCCTGCCAGGACACATCTTCGGCCCGGCGCTCCCGTCGCCGGCGGCGCATCCTGTCGAGCAACGTCATCGCACCGTCTCCATGAACCGCCGGATGGCCGCGAGGCGCGGCGGAATGCGCATCCGGGCGTTGATCGAGGTGCCGGAATAGGCCGGCCAGGCCGAAACCACGGAAATCTCGACCAGCTCGACCGCGCGCAGCTCGCGCGTCTTGCCGGCCCAGCGCTCGCCGCCCTTGGGCACGGTGAAACCGAACGACATGCCGCCGAGATCGCCGCGCTCGGCGAGCGCGAGAACGTCGCGGCCGGTCTGGGTGTCGGGCACCGCGATCGAGAAGGCGAGGCCCTTGGCGTCCTCGCCGAGCGTGAGCGTTCCCGATCGGGTGCGCGCCAGCACCCGCCCCGGATCGTGATCGACGAGGGCGAGGATGTCCCCGCGCCTCGCCAGCGACGCGGCGAAGGCGCCGGCGGCGATCGTCTCGGTGAAGTCTCCGATCGTCGCCGGCGTGTCGAACGTCGCCGCGTAGCCTTCGAGCCGCCGACCATCGGCGGCCCGAAGCTCAACGGCGGTCGCCCGCCGCTCGATCGCCGGTCCGGTCATGGCGTGGTGAGATCCGTGATTGCGGCGAAGCTCTCCGGGTGCCGCACGTCGACGTCCATCGTGACCATGCCGCGAACCTGGACGTTGCCCTTGGAATAGGCCGTGCTTTCATAAGGGTTCACCAGCACGTCCAGTTCTGACCAATAGCCGAGCAACAGGTCGGCGAAGTTGCCGAAGATCAGCGCCGACAGATCGGTGCCGGTGCCCTTCGCCAGGTTGCTCGGCACCAGGTTGGTCGACGCGGCCGGGAAGCCCGCGAGCTGGTTCGGCCGCTCCATGATCATCACGCTATCGGTCGAAGTCACCTTGGCGGTCTTGCGCGCCGACTTCACCACCTTGGGATTGGTGAGGAACGCCGTCCCCATCGCGTTGTCGATCTCGACTTCGGCGATGAGGTCGACAACCGCGTCCCAGGTGATCGGCCCGCCATTGGTGCCGATCGCCACGCTGCCGATGCCGGTGGTCTGCAAGATGCCGTCCGGCTCGTTCGTGCCGCCGCCATTGATCGCAACCGTGTCGACCGCTTCGGCGAGGATCGCCGCGAAGTCGCGCCTCAGCAGTTGTTCGATATCGGGCGACGACTGCATCAGCATGTTCCGCGAGAACTCGACGATCGCGCCGGCGTGCTTGGGCGCGAGCGTCACCTTGTCGAACTCGGCATCGCTGGCGTTGATCGCCGCGTTTTCGGCGACCCATCCCGATGTCGCGCTCGCCTTGAGCCGGGGGATATCGACGTTGCCCGTGAGCCCGGAGAGCACCGTCGCGCCGAGCCCGCGCACCCTCAGCGCCGCCCGGAGGATGTCGATGAACTGGCCGCCCAAATGGTCGGTGGCGATGATGTTCGATCCCGGCCCGCCGGCCGGCGCCGCCGTGGTGACGACGCGTTGCTCGACCCGCTCGCGGAACACCGCGATCGGCACCGCCACGCCCTCGAACGGCCGGCCCGATCGGCGCGCGATCTCGGCCGCCAGCTCGCGCTCGCGCCCGCAGTCCTCGGTGTGGCCGGGAACCTGCGACAGGATCGCCCGCCGCAGCGAGAACTCGGCAATCGCGCCGTCGAGCCGGTCGTCGCCGGTGCCGTTCACCGGCTCGCCGCTCATCCGCCGCTCGGCCTCGTCGAGCGCGCGCCGGCGCTCGATCCGCGCCTCCAGCGCCTCGATCTCGGCCTTGAGCTCGTCGAACCGCCTGGCCTGGTCGTCGGAGAGGTCGCCGCCGTCGCCGGCCGGCTTGTCGGAAAGGTCGCGCATCTCGGCCACCAGCCGGCCGCGCTTTTCGAGGAGGTCCTTGAGTTTCATCGGTTATTCCTTCGCTGGGAAGGGCGCGCCGTCGCGGCGGGCCGGTTAGTTGGGGCGGTCTCCGTCATCGGGACCGGGCGCCTCTCGGCGTTCGTTCTCGCGCCGCCCCGTCGCGCGAGAAATGGGCGGGTTGGCCGGCGCCGTTTGGCCCCGGCGCCGGCCGGGCTCCCGCCGCCGCAACCATGAAAAGGCGGCGGGAGATCAGTCATCGGATTGGCCCTTGATAAGCCGGTTTTCGCGGTGCGCGGCGATGTCGTCGAGCGCGCGCCGGATCGCCAGCGACACGTTCACGCGCGTGGTCGCAACGGCGTTTTCTCGCGCATCGGCGAAGGCGTCGATCAGCCGCTCGGCCTCGTCGGCATGGGAGGGCGAGCCGATCGGCGGGAGCTGGGAGAGAAAATGCGCCACCTGCGGCGCCGCGTTCCGCCGCCAGCCGTCTATGCGGCCGAAAACGGTCATGGTGGGTGGCAAGCGTTTTTCGGCCTCGTAGTCCCTATGCAGCGGCGGCGATGATCTCGTGTCGACGAACACATACTCGCGATCGACAATCTCGATCAGGGCATCGCCCTGGCAGGCTCTCCCAGCCCTATGGTGCGGGTGCTGGCGCAGGGCGCGGTGCAGCCAGTAGTCGTTGAAGTCGCCTGTCTTTGGGAGCCGGTCCCCGATCCAGTTCCGCGCCCTCGGCGGAAAGCTGCTCAAAAGATTATTGAGCCCCGATGCGGCCTCGCCATCGGCCTGGTTGAACTCATCGAGAATGCCCCGCGCCAGATAGGCGGCAAGCAACAGGGGAACGCCGGCAGCGCCAAATGCGCCGATCACGGCGCAGCGCTTGAGCGCGCGCACATCATGCTCATTGGGCATCAGCCCTTCGCCGACGAGATAGTCGTAATTTCTTGGCGTCATCCGTCCGGCCAGTGCGAGCTCCGCTCGGCCGAACACGTCGCCAGGATCATTGCGCGGCCGAGCCATGCCGCACCATTACCCCAGTTTCTGAGAAATTTCAAGCCCGGCCCGCCGGCCGGCTCCGGGCCCGGGCCGGCGCCGATCCCGCGACCGGCGCCGGCGCGTGCCTCAGTGCGGTTCGGGCGTTCCGGCGTCCAATTCGAGCTCGCGCACGGCACAAGCGCAAGCGAGCCGCGCCTCGCCTGACTCCAGGAAGTCGAGCATGATCTTGAAGTGCTCCCGGGTCTCGGTCATGGAGCCCAAAAGATCGGCCGCTTTGTCGTCGCCGAGTCCCCTCACGGCTTCAACCATTTCGGCCTTCGACTTGAAGGCGAACTGCCAGGCCAGGCGAAGGTTCACGAGATCAGGGTTCGCCATGGCGAACCATTCGTTGTTGGTCGGCGGTTGCCATTCCCCGCTTCGATGAGCGTTGGCTTCGAACTCGATTTCGGCCATTTCCTCTGCGGTGACAACGTGATCGTTGGCGTAGCGCGGAGTCGTGCTATCAGAATTTTCGGTCATCGTGACCTCCTTGAGCCGGCAGCCGGCCAAGAACCGGGTGATCGACCGGATCGACGGTATAGACGCGGCCCGTCGCGCGAAGGTGATCCATGATTACCGGCCGCACGGCCTCCTGGTCGGTCCAACGCGCCCAAAACGCGATAATGGCCTTATGGGCATCCATCGGGAGCCGGCGCTTTTCCATTTCCGAAACCCAGCCGCGAACGGCGCCGTCATCGTCGATGATGGCGAGTTCCTTGTGGCCGCATCGTTCAAGCTCTTGGATAAACGCCTCTATCTCGGCGGCGGTTGGCAGATCGGCAGACGTGGTATGAGTCTGGTTGGTCATCGCGCGCTCCTTTCAAGCGTTGCGGTGGCAAGTGCCGACCGGGCGGTTGCTACTACGCCCGGTCGGCGCGCCGGCCATCATGAGTCCCGCCGGGTCGCGGCGCAAGCGCCTTATGCGCTGAGCACCAGGCGCCGGTTGAAATCGTACCTCGGCGGCGCCGGCGTGCGCGCGGCGAGCCCGATCGCCATGACCAGCGCCACGATGCCGTCGATCCGGTCGATCGCCCGGTTCTTTGCCGGCTTGCGGCTCCCGGCCGGATCGGTTTCGTAGACGAGGTTGGAGGCCTGCCAGCGCAGCACCGGATTGCCGCCGTGGTTGAGCCGGCGGTCGAGCATCGCCGCCTCGAAAGCGGAGGTCGACGGCCCCATGTCGCGGAAACCCTGCCCGTGCTCTCTGAGCGGCAGCTCGATCCCTTCGTCGGCCATGATCCGCGTGAGCTCGGCCATGCCCCAGCGGTCGAAGGCGATCCCCTTGAGGTCGTATGTCGCGGCGAGCTCGGCGAGGTGCATCGCGATGAAGCGTTTGTTGATCGCCGCGCCCGGCGTGAGCGTGACGTGGCCGGCTTCGGCCCAGGTGCGATAAGGCACGCGGTCGCCGGCCTCGCGCTCGCCGAGCCCCTCTTTCGGCAGCCAGAAATGCGCGAGCACGGCGCCGCCATCCTCTGGGAAGTAGAGGACGCACGCCGACATGTCGCGGGTCGCCGACAGGTCGAGCCCGGCCCAGCACGGCCGGCCCCTGAGCGCCGCCGGATCGACGGTGCCGCCGGCCGCTTCCCATTCCATCGGCAAGATCGCCTTCGGCTCGGCGTCGACGCGCTGATTGAGGTAGAGGTTGCGGAACGCCGGTTCGAAGGTCGGCATCCGCTGGGCGCGCTTGGCCTCTTGCCTGAGCTCGGCGAGCGAGCGGATGACGCCGAGGCCGGGATTGGCGAGCCGCCAGGTCTCCTCGCGCCACGGATCGGCGTCGTCGGGCGCCGCGTAGAGCTGGGAATGGAACGTCGGATCGTCGATCTCTCCGGCCTTCACGCGCTCGCCATAGTCGATCAGCTCCGACAGGATGTTGGTCGCCTTGGGCGATTGGGTCGAGATCACCGCCAGCAGCGGCTCGCGCCGCTTGCCCATCGAGGTCATGAGGACATCATAAAGCTCGCGCCGCCGCCACTGGGCGAGCTCGTCGGCCGCGACGAAGCTGGCGGCGAGGCCGTGCACCGCCGGCGCGTCGGACGCCAGCGCCCTGTAGACCGAGCCGGTTTCGAGATCCTCGATCGCCTTGCCGAACCTCTTGACGTTGAGCCGGCCGCGCAGCCACGGCACGCGCACGATCCACGCCTCGAGCTCGGCGAAGATGAGCGCCGCCTGGTCGCGCGCCGCGCCGGCCGAATAGACCTCGCCGCGCGCCTCCGCCTCGGGGCCGACCAGGTGCGCGAGGCACAGGCCCGCGATGAGGACCGTCTTGCCGTTGCCGCGCGCGGCCGACAGCACCGCCGTGCGCACCAGGCGCAGCCCGTCCGTGTCCGTGGCGTACACGGCTTCGATCCATTCGCGCTGGAAGCCCAGGAGCTTGATCGGCGCGCCGGCGCCGAACCCCTTGGTGCACGGCAGGCTCTCGATGAAGACGATCACCCGCTCGGCCCGGCTCAGCCCCTTGCGTTGCCACGGGTGGCGCGTCTTCTTCGGAGGTTCCGGCGCCTCCCGGCGCCGCGATCCTGGTCCTCTCAACCCCATGTTCCCATCACCTCAATCACCTATAACCCTCTGAGAACTAACTCAAATGTTCACTACGCCGCCGGTCTTCGCTCGCCAGCTCCGAGCGATTTTCTTCGTGCCACTCATGCGCCGGATCGAGCGGCCGGCCGCTC